ATATTAAATAAAAGAAACAAAATGGCACTTATAACATGGCGAGAATTTAGCACAAAATCAGAAATAAAATCATTACCACTGCATGAACAGAAAAAACAATTTCTTTGGGAAAATCAACGAAGAGCCGAAGAAAACTGGTTTTTAGAAGCACAGCTAATGAACGGCGGTGGCGGCGGCGGAGGTTTTGCTGGTAATGCAAGTGACGGTCCAATTGCGGGAGCAACAGTTACAATTGATGTTGGAACTACAACTACCGACACATTAGGAAATTTTACATTCACACAAACCCCAACTTCAGAAATAACTGTTACAGGTGGTACTGACTCAATTACAGGAGTAGCATTTACAGGTGAATTAAAAGGGTTTCCTCAATACAAAACAGTTTCCCCATTAACTACATTAGCATATCACCTCAAAGAAGAAGATGCAACCCTAACTGTCGACACAGCTGTGGATTTATTGTTTGCAAGTTCAAGCACATTATTTGGGATAGAATTCGATGTGGCAGATAAAGACGTAATGCTTAATAAAGACTATGTAGCAGAATCTATACTATCTGATAATCAATCAGCAATAGCAGCCCAATCAATAGCAACCTATTTAGAAAGCGTAACAGAAATGGTAGGCAGTGCAGTGAAAAGTGCAGATGAAAGTGAAAGGGGTACAAACTTTACAGTTAATAGTGCTAAAGTTCAAGGATATAAATCAATTGCTCGTCAAATTAGTAAAACTTCAGGTGCTAAAACTGAAATTGATCCTGCAACTCTTTTTGATAAAGTTAAGCTGCCAAATGGTAACGCATGGACGACGACAGGAAGTTTAGACACAACCGCACGACAAACTGTTAAAACATCACTAGATAACGTACGTATACAATTAGGTGAGTTATCAAGATCTGAATTATATAATGCTAACTATTTAACAACACAAATACAATCAGTTAACAGAGGTGTAAAAGAAGATTATAAGGTTCAAGCAGAAAGATTGGCTCGAGGTGATTCATCTAATTTTAAAAGCATTCGTGAAGTAATAACTGAATCTACAGCAAGTTTAGCTCAAATACAATCTGGCAGAGCAAATGAAACAGATGCTAATACATCTAAAAAACCTTCACGTGAATTTTTCCAATTAGGAGGAATGACTTACACAATGCAAGAAAAGGGAAGCGATGCTGTTACACTTTCATTTAAAAGTGACCCTGGCCAAATGTTTGTAGTAGGAACTGAAATACGAAAAGGACAATTCCTAAACAATGAATCTGGACCATTTAGACCAAATGAAGCTAGTAATTTTGCAAAAGCCGCACCAACTATCATAGCAACACAAGTTACTGCATCAGCTAGTAAAGTATTCGAAATAACATTGGCTAATCCTGGATTCCAAGTATTATCATCTCAATTAAAAGACGCAATTACGCATCACATAGCCAGTACTGGTACATATAAAATATCAATCAATGGCGGAACGCCGACTGCAATGGACAATGAAACTTTCAAAAGTGGTGGTAGACAGTTAACACTAACAAATGGAAAAAGTGCCATTACACTCTTTCCGACTAATGCAAAGACAGCTCCAAATGGACCATTTACATTAAATAACGGAATAGATGATCCATCTACTCCAGTGCAATTTATTGACAATACATTAACTGTTACAGTTAGAAAATCATCTTATGTTATTACATATACAGTTTAAGTATATTTGGATAATGAAAAATAATTCTATATAATATAAGAAACAACTATGGCAACAAAAAAATTAGACAAAGAACATCTAGAACAAATTCAAACTTTGAAACAGGGATATGTAGACAACGCAAACATACTAGGAAACATTGCAATAGAGCGACACGCTTTAAAAATTCGACTGGACCAAGTTGAATCAGAAGAACAGGATAAATTGCAGCAAATTGAAACATTAAAACAACAAGAATCTGAATTAATTGTCAAACTCAGAGAACGTTACGGAGAAGGTGAAATTGATACCAATGCTGGAACATTTATAGAAGTATAGGTTTACCTGTATATACCTATATTTATAACAAACTAATCAAGGAGTATAAAAATGGCAGAAAGAATTGTCTCACCCGGTGTATTTACGAATGAAGTTGATCAATCGTTTTTAGCTGGCGGAGTAGCACAAATAGGTGCGGCGGTAATAGGACCAACCGTAAAAGGTCCTGCGTTAATACCAACGCAAATCACATCATTTAGTGAATTTGAAAAAACATTTGGATCATTTACAGACGATTCATATGTTCCATATGTAGTCAATGACTATTTAAGAAATGGAAATGTAATAACAGTAACACGTCTTCTATATGAGGATGGCTACGAAATACCAAACGGCGCTATAGCAATACAGGCAGAATCAGGATCGGTAAAAGTGGTAACTCACGTTCTACATCCGACTCAACCAGTATTAGGTGCAGGCAGTGTTGTGAATGCTAATTATTTTGACGAAGCTCAATTCAATGCAGATGTATCGGGATCGTTTGAAATTAAATTATCAGGATCATATGTTGCAGCCGCTGATACGGCAATTGGATTTGATGGATCATTCTTAGTAGGTAAAGACACATTTATATCATCATCTATTAATAGTAGAAACAATGATTATTTATCTAAAATATTTGGAAAGTCTCCTAAATCAGTAGATTATCCAGTATATGTTCAATATGAAAATGAAAATGCGTTAAACACGTTATTTAATAACATTGGCGATGTTACAATGACATTGCATAAAATGACTGATTATGAATATCTTCAAGATTTTAAAACTGCAGCTACTCCATGGATAACATCTCAAAAAATTGGTAGCACTGCAAAAAATCTTATTAAATTCCATACGATATCACATGGTAATTCAGTTAATGCTGAGGTTAAGGTTGGAATTAGAGACATTAGAATAGCATCGGAAGTTTCGGATCCAAATGGATATGGAACATTTACCGTTGAAGTGCGTAGAGTTAATACTAATAATATTGATAACTCTCCATACTCTTCCGAAGACACAGATCAAACTCCAGATATAGTTGAAACATTTTTAAATGTAAATTTAGATGCTAATTCACCTAGATATGTAGCCAGAATAATTGGCGATCGTTATCAAACAGTTAGCGATGCTGGCGATGTTGTAGTAAATGGCGATTATCCAAATCTTTCACAATTTATTAGAACTGAGGTAACCGATGGTGTTAAGAATTCAACTAATGATAAAACGTTGATTCCATTTGGGTTTAAAGCACCAATTTCTCCTATAGCAAATGCGTCTGCATCATTTAATTTAGAAGCTGTATCTTATAAAACATCTCAAATAGTATCGAATGGATATAATAGTAGAGTATATTTTGGCTTTGATTATACTGATACTCACAATTTAAACTATTTAGCCCCAACTCCAACATCAGGAAGCACAACAGGTTTAAGTTCGGACTTTTATCTTGGAGATATGCTTCAAGATTCTGGATCATCGTTCCCATCATCAGCAGCAACATATAGTGGGTCATTGCAAACAGCACTTGTTGCTAGTACATTTACTACCAATATTGCAACTGCTACTAGAAAGTTCATAGTTAATTTCCAAGGTGGATTTGATGGTACTCGTCCTAACTTACCAAAATATAACGGTACAAATATTGCATCCACAAATACATTTGGATTTGATTGTAGTACCGCAGCCGCAACTGGAACAAAATCATATAATAAAGCATTTACATTGTTAAGTAACACTGATTATTATGATATGAACCTTTTAGTTACACCAGGTATCATTGATAGTTTACATGGTACTGTAACAAATGCCGCTCGTAATTTAGTTCAAAACAGGCAAGACACATTCTATGTAATGGATAGTAATCCAGTGTCAGATAGTATTGCCACAGTAACGAGTCAAGTAACGACACTAGATAATAATTATACAGCAACATATTGGCCTTGGGTTAGAATACTTAATCCTAGTAAAAATGTCCCATTATGGGTTCCACCATCAGTGGTATTACCTGGGGTATTAGCATTTAATGATGCAGTAGGCCAACCATGGTATGCACCAGCTGGATTAAATAGAGGAGTTGTTTCTGCAACGGATACATATGTTAGATTATCACAATCTAATAGAAATGACCTGTATGAAGCACGTGTTAATCCTATTGCAAACTTTGTTAATGACGGAATTTGTATTTGGGGGCAAAAGAACCTCCAAGCTCGACCAAGTGCATTAGACCGTGTAAGTGTGCGTCGTTTGCTTATCGCAGTGAAAAAGTTTATTGCATCGTCTACTAGATATTTAGTATTTGAGCAAAACACAAGTACCACTCGAGACAGATTCTTAAGCATTGTGAATCCATATTTATCACAAGTAAAATCACAGCAAGGATTATATGCATTCCGAGCTATAATGGATGATAGTAATAACACACCAGACGTAATAGATCAGAATATCTTATACGGCCAGTTGTTCTTGCAACCAACCAGAACCGCAGAATTTATAGTGTTAGATTTTAATATTCAACCAACGGGAGCCAGTTTCCCAGAATAATATTATTAATAATTTTAAAAAGGTAGGATTTCGGTTCTACCTTTTTTACTGTTCGTTATATTTATATTAAAATAAACAAGGACCAATATGGCATTAATAGATCAATTAAATGGAAATTTAGGAGCTGCAGAAGAAAGTCAATTATTTGACAATGCATTTTCATGGGAGCCAAAAAGACAACATCAATTTATACTGTCAATGGCAGACACTGGAATTCCTGCGTATTTAATTAAAGCATCAGGTAAACCTAGTCTTAACAATGGTGAAGTAGCATTAGATATGGTTAACGTTAAACGTTACCTTAAAGGTAAAAGTGAATGGGAGGCTATTTCAATGACATTGTATGATGCAATAGTTCCTAGTGGCGCACAAGCAGTAATGGAATGGGTACGTCTTCATCACGAATCTGCAACTGGTAGAGATGGGTATTCGTCATTTTATAAAAAAGAATTAAAACTTTCACAATTATCTCCATTAGGTGAGGTTGTCGAAGAATGGGTATTGAATGGTGCATTTATAGTTTCGGCAGCATTTGGAACATATGATTGGAGTGCAGAGGCTGTTCAAGAAATTGAATTATCAGTTAGATTTGATTGGGCATTCTTAAACTTCTAATAATATTTAAAAATATAATAATTAAGGTAGAGTATAATTCTCTACCTTTTTTACTGTTTGTTATATTTATAATAAAGTTATAAGAAGGACCTGAATGAGTAACAAAATGACAACCAGATTAGACAAACAATCTATTATAGATCAAGCAAAATCTAGATATGACGCCGAACAAAAAAGCAAACTTCCAACCGAAATTGTAGAATTACCAAGTGGTGGTAAAGTATATGCAAAAACAAATCCTTTAAGTTCAGGACAAGTAGAAATACGATACATGACTGCATATGATGAAGATATACTTACCAATGTATCATATGTTAAAAGTGGAGTTGTATTTGAAAAATTATTGGAATCGGTTATTATGTCTAAATGTAATATTAAAGATATAATATCGACCGATCGAGACGCAATACTAATACAAAGCCGAATATTAGCATATGGAGCAGAATATCCAGTAAGTATAACTGATCCTAAAACCAAAAAAAAATTAGAACGTATTGTTAATCTATCTGACTTATCATATAAACCTTTCGAATTAATATCAGACGATCAAGCAGAATTTTCATATGATATTGGAGATAGTGATACTACAATTAAATTTTCATATGATATTGATATTACATCCGAATCAGGAATATATGATTTATTAAAACAATGCATTCGGGAAATAAATGGAAACCGAAGTCCAGAACACATTGACAACTTTATACGTTATAGTTTTCTTGCAAATGATTCAAGAAAATTTAGAACCTATTATGCAGACAATACTCCTGGAATAGATTATAGTTGTACTTTTGAAGGTGAAGACGGAGGCACCTTCTCTGCCGTGTTTCCAATTGGAATCGACCTTTTTTGGTTTTAGACCAAAAGACAGAGTACAAAATCACGAAAACATTTTTAATTTAATTTGGTTCGGCGAAGGTCGATGGAACTGGAATGATGTGTATTATATGCCAATTTTCTTAAGAAAATATTGGATAGATCGATGCAATGCCATTCAATCGGATAGAGACGCAGCTACACAAAAACGAAAATCTAGTAAATCACAATCGCTTCCAACAAAACCTCGCCGTTGATATTTATTAATATATGACGCAATTACAATTCATACAACGGTTAAAGCAGCAACCTAGAATGGGTATGCCAGTCAATGAAAATACGACCGGAGCTCAGTTTAACAAAGGGTTAAAGGATTCACTTACAAAATTAGTAACAGAATTAGGTGATTCGGCAATTGTTAAGATAAATCAAGATTTATCAACATCATTTCAAAGCGCAGGAGAAGCCGCAGCATTTTTTGAAACAAGAATATCCGGTCTTAACAAAGGCATGGGTATTACCAGTGCTGCCGCAAACAAATTAAACACTGTTTTTGTTAAAGAGTTAGGTCCAGCATTGAACAAAGACATTCCACGTGGATTTAAAATATCCAATTTGGAAATGCAAAAATATGCAGTTAACATGCAAAAAATGTTACCAACATTAAAACAAGTTAATTTAGGTAACAACAAGCATTATAAAGGCATGATGCAAGTTCAAAACATAATGAAACAAAGTGTTGGATTATCTGATGAACTTACTAATTCATATACACAATATGCTGCTCAAATGAAAGGTAATGCTTCACAGCAATTAAAATTTACTAAAGCATTTTCTGATATGATTGATCCAGACGGTACAATGGGCGCATTTACACAGATAACTACCCAGATAGCAGAAGCTGGTTCCGAAATACAAATTCAATATGGTCGACTACCCGGCAAGCTAGAACAATCGGTAATGAAAGCAAAGAAATTTGGATTTTCAATACAAGATATAGCTAAGATGGGCGATAAACTGTTAAACATTGAATCTAGTATTGGCGATGAATTAGAATACCAATTATTAAGCGGCCGAAGACTTGTTAATGACCAGGGAGAAAGTTTAACCAATAAAATGCGAGAAGCTGCTCTGCAAGGAGACATGAACAAACAAGCAGAAACATTAAATGAAATTGTAATGCGAGAAGGCGATCATATTAAGAACAATATGTTTGCCAGAAAACAACTTGCAAAAACATTGGGCATAGAAGAAAAACAATTAGCATCTGCACTTCAAAAGAAGATGATATTAGAAAAAGCAGGAAAAGCTGGTATTTCTTTATCACTTGATAGTGAGGATGGCGCGTTCGAAGCAGCTGCGGCAGAATTAACAAAAACTGGGGAAATGACTTCCAAAGAATTTGGAAAGTTTAAGAAAGAAATGGATACTCGAACTACCGAAGATTTATTGAAAGAGTCATTATTAGTTCAACGAGAATCATTAATGGTTGGTTTAATGGCAATAGATGATCAAGATGGACTGCGAAGCAATGTGTTGAGCCTTGTTGGTGCAATGGAAATGTCTGGAATCGATCCCACATCTAAAATTGGAAAAACTATGGGAGCAGCTGCGGGCGTTAAAGGTGTAGCCAACCTAGGGAAAAATGCCGTCGAGGCTGTGTTTGGCAGTACCGGGATGGCTATACTTACAGACATACTGGATGGAGAATTTGGTGCCGCATTTGAAAAAACAGTTGATGGGGTTACAAATTATACCGGAGCCACATCTGAAACATCTATAACATCTACTCCTAAACTTGCCATGGGTGGCCCAGTGTCTGCCGGGG